TATTTAACTATATTTTTTATTTTATTTTATTTTTTTTATATTTATTCGCATTTTATTCGCATTTTATTTTGTCAATCAGTTTATTTTTTGTTTCTTCTAAAATGGATCCATGTGTAAAAAAATCAATTAAACACGTATGAAATAGATCAAAAAAATGATATGAAAATAAACATATGAATGCCATTATTTCGCACATGCCCTTATCCTGATTTGCTTTCAAACATTCTTGAATGATTTCTTTTATTTGACTGCATTCTTTTATTTGTTCATTTAGTAATATTATTTTTTTATTTAATTTATCTTCACCGAAACAGTTTAAACCAAATGCTTGTAGAATTTGTATTTGGTATAACAAATTCCGATCGTCATCATTATCCATCATTTTATAGGTGCAAATAAAATCGGCATTATAATACTTATTATTATTTATCATTTAAATATAATGATTGAAATTTCTTTATTATTTTTTTTATAATAAACTAATTTTATAATTTTGTAATTTTGTAATTTTATAATTTTGTAATTTTGTAATTTTATAATTTTATAATTTTATAATTTTGTAATATCATTTTTTATTTTTATCCTTGTAAAATAACTTTGTAAATAGCTTAAATAGAATATATTAATACATATAAATACAAATTACCGATGAGCGTATCTGTTAAAATGAATGAAGGTGGTGAAACTAATAATAATAATGAAAATATACATGAAGAATGTAGAATAAAAGAATTTAGTAAATGGGAAGATGTTGAACAATTGGATCCAAATTTGCTGCGCGGAATTTATGCGTACGGTTTTGATAAACCCAGTATTATTCAACAAAAGTCAATTTTGTCATTGTTTGATAGAAAAGATATGATTGCACAAGCTCAGTCCGGGACAGGAAAAACGGGGGCTTTTTCGGTCGGCGTTTTACAGAATATTGACACCAGTGTTAAGAAAGTTCAGGGAATTATTCTTGCTCCAACTCGAGAGCTGGCTAAACAAATTCACGACGTTGTTTCTGGATTGGGGGCATTTATGAAGGGATTTAAAATTCAATTATTGGTTGGTGGAACGTCGACCGAGCAAGACATTTCCGCATTGAAAAATGAAACACCACCGCATGTTATTGTTGGGTGCCCGGGTCGTGTGCACGACATGATTCGTCGCAATCACATTCGGGGAAGTGACATTAAGATGATTGTGCTAGATGAGGCGGATGAAATGCTTTCGGTTGGATTCAAAGAACAAGTTTATAATATTTTTAATTTTCTCAGCTCAAGTGTTCAGGTGTGTCTTTTTAGCGCAACCATGCCCGAAGAATTGCACACACTCGCGGATAAATTTTTGAGAAATCCGGTGAAAATTCTTGTGAAATCGGAACAGCTGACGCTTGAAGGAATTGTGCAACACCTGATTGCCCTTGAAGACGATTCGCATAAGTACAACACGCTAAAAGATATTTTTCTCATGGTCTCTGTTACACAAAGCATTATTTATTGCAACAGCATTAAACGGGTTACTGATTTACACGAAGCCATGCTTCAAGACAATTTTCCAGTGTGCTGCATTCATTCTGGAATGGAAAAATCGGAACGAGAGGCAGCATTTAGAGATTTTAAAGGCGGAAAACACCGCGTGCTTATTTCATCCAATGTTACCGCGCGAGGAATTGATGTGCAGAATGTGGGCGTCGTTATTAATTTCGATGTGCCAAAAGATGTGCACACATATTTGCATCGAATCGGCAGGTCTGGGCGATGGGGACGAAAGGGTGTTGCAATTAACTTTGTGACTCGGTGGGATATCAAAAAGATTAAAGAATTTGAAGTGTATTATAACACGGCGATTACAGAGATGCCTGCAACATTCAACGTCTCTTCTTAAAAGGAAAGGAATATTGATTGAATCCTTGAAAATCCCCATATTAAAAATGTGTTATTTAATTCGTATCAAACTGTTATTATTATTCTTTATGAATAATAATAATACATACATACTACAACAATTATATGCATAATAATAATGATAATAAAAATGATACAAATGATACAAATGATAAAAATGATACAAATGATAAAAATACAAATATAGAAATAAATAATACAAATGATTTAACCACAACATTTAAGCTACCTATAACATTTATAAATAAGGATAAATTGCATGAAATCGATTCTCACGTAATGACGGATTTAGAGTTGATTAAAACTGTTCCAGATCCAGAAGAGTTGTCATCATCTGAACATTTAACTCAAAAACTAAAACAAAAAACCATGTACGAGCACGTTTTTGACCCAAAAACGATTTATGGCAAACATTTTCTAGAAAGTTGGGCAAAATATTATACGTCGGATGTAACTTTTTTAAAACAATCGCAAACATTAATTGGAAAATTTGAAATCAATATTAATAATAATAATGAAAATGATAAATGCAACACGACATATTTAGAAATTCACGAAATATGGAAATCGATACAGGGCGACAAACATTTCAAAGATAAATTCGGATACATTGACATTGCCATACTGGAACCGCTCAATTCATCATCGTTTTTTCTTCAAATACTTTCTTTGCAAAATCTGGCATCTCCTGTTATTTCTCTACTGACTCCGCTCATTATACTTATTATACCATTTTTTATATTAAAATTTCAAAAAATGCCTATTGATTTATCAACATATATATCGTCATTAAAAAAAATCGCACAGTATCACCCTATCGGAAAAATATTCGAAAATTTTGGAGACGTTCCATTGGATAAAAAAATGTACATTTTTGTATCGATTGCATTTTATTTTCTTCAAATCTACCAAAATATTGTATCGTGTTACCGATTTTATAAAAATATGTTTTTAATTCACAATAATATTCATAAATTTGCAAGTTATATACGTGGAAGCATAGAAAATATAAATTATATTAATTCAATTATAGAAAAAGAAAACTTGACGTCATATCATGCATTTAGAGAAGAGAATAATAATCATGTGCGCACACTCACCGAATTACACGAGAGTATTAAAAATATTATGCCATTCAAGGTGACACTTGCTAATATATCAAATATTGGAACAATTATGAAACTATATTATTGTTTTTATTGTGATGAAGAAGTGAAAAATGCAATCAGCTACAGTTTTGGATTTAATTCGTACGTCGAACATCTCTCTGGACTTAAGACGCTCATTCTAAATAAAAAAATAGCTCCTTGCACTTTTATAAAAGTGTCAAAGGTTTCTTCCGATTGTCGCAAGAAAAAAACATACTTTAACTCTTCTTATTATGCACCACTAATGAATGATCATCCGGTGAAAAATAATATTATTTTAAATAAAAAAACAACGATTACGGGTCCAAATGCTGCAGGTAAAACGACGCTTATTAAATCCACGCTTTTGAATATTATATTCTCTCAACAATTCGGATATGGATTTTATAAAAAGGCAAAACTGGCGCCGTACGAATACGTACACAGTTATCTGAATATTCCAGATACGTCGGGGAGAGACAGCTTGTTTCAAGCCGAGTCGCGCAGGTGCCGGGAAATCATTACATGTCTTATTGAAAATACAACAAAAAGACATTTTTGTATATTTGATGAATTATATTCTGGAACAAATCCATACGAAGCCGTTGCTAGCGCATTCGGATTTATCAAGTATTTAAATACTTATGAGTCGGTTGATTTGTTATTGACCACACATTTTTCAAAGTTGTGTACGTTGCTAGAAACTGAAAATATTCAAAATATGCACATGAAAATTGAAAAACAAGTAAAACAGGGAAGGTGTGGGAAAGAAATAAATTCTATAAGATACTTGTATAAACTGGATAAAGGAATTTCTTCTGTAAAGGGAGGTATAAAAGTTCTTGAAGATTTAGATTACCCTATTGAAATTATTAATGATACTAAAAATATAATTAATATAGACGTTGAATATTAAAGTTTTTCGTTTATTATTCATATTTAATTTATAATGGTTATTTAATATAAATTAAATAATTTTAAAAAATGTTAAGCAATATTTCAGATTTATTTACCATGGCCAGTTTAGTAATATGCATGCTATTATCGGGAATTATATTTTATTACCTTCGCACACGTATCAATATGTTGGAACAATCTGTCATGGATCAAGCGCATCTTTTGCAACAGGTTGTTACGTCAATAAAATCGTCTCAGTTTAGACAAATGACTGCGAATGCAACCGTGTCCCAACAAAATAGCCAAAATGATCAATGTCCTGTTGAAAATTCGAATTCAAGATTGAATTTGATTCAAGTATCTGATGACGATGATGGAAGCAGTGATGACGACAGCAGTGGCGACGATGACGATGACGATGAGTCAACTAGTTGTGAATCGAATGACTATGACGACGACGATGACAATAACAATATAAATGGCAGCTCTAAAATAATTGACTTGTCCGCCATTACGTCGTCTTCTTTACCCATCTCCTCATCATCATATTCATCTAAACACGATGACATTAAAATTATTGAGCTAAAATCTAGTATCAAGTTGAACGATGAAGACGAAAGTGACGACGATGACGATGATGATGAGGATGATGAGGATGAGGATGAGGATGAGGATGAGGATGAGGATGAGGATGAGGACGATGATGCTGATGCTGATGCGAATGATGCTGATGCTAATGATGCTGATGCTAATCATGCTGATGCTAATCATGCTGATGCTAATCATGCTGATGCTTATGCCGATACAAAAAATAAAATAAGTAATACAAGTATTAACAACAATCATAAAAAAATTAAGAGTATTGTAATTGAAGATATAACAAATTCTACCGCTTCCAATTACAATTCAAGTTCTATTTCATTGGATGAAATGAAAAATATGCCTGTAAACACATTAAGAAATTTAGCAAAAACAAAACTTAATAATGTAGATCCTCCCACTATTAATAAAATGTCAAAAAAAGAAATTCTAAAAGCATTAAATGAATGAAATGAAATATAAAAGAATTAAAATAAAAATATAAGGTTATATTTTAATATTATTATTTATATATAAAAATTATTATTTATATATATAAATATTAAATATTAAAATGGACAAAAATAATAATGAAAAAGTTCCAAACGTTCATGGACAAAAATATAAAGTGAAAGAGTGGTTTATTGATAGTGGTATACATACGATTGATTCTCCTGAATATAAAACATATAATGTTCGATTTAAACAAAAAGGACGGTTTGTTTCAACGGTTGATGGAAATAACAATGAGTGTTTAGGTGTTTGGCACAATACATTATCGGGTGGGTGGCAGTTATATTTGAGCATTGCCAAGGATGATAACGACACGTTTATTTTAACGCCGAAAAAAACTACAAGTAAAAATCGTGTTAAAGAATTAGAAGGTGTAAATATTGAATCAGGAAGTTCAAAAACAAATCCATCACAAAATTTAGGAGTAGGTTATATAAAATATAAACGTATTGATTAAAATATAAACGTATTGATTAAAATATAAACGTATTGATTAAAATATAAACGTATTGATTAAAATATAAACGTATTGATTAAAATATAAATGTATTGATTAAAATATAAAAATAATATATTTATATAAATAATATTATTTTTATTATTTTTATATAATAATTTATTATAAAAGTAAGTATATAAGGATTAAAATATAAATTATTTATAAATTATTAAAAATGAGCTGGGGAACCTGTTACTCGGGGTCAAATAACATTCATTTCAATTTTCCACCTATTATGGCTGATGGGCGAAATTATGCAACGTGGCAACCTGGAGCCGCTGTGAATGAAATGATTCGACAAAAAAACAATATTACCAGTAATTCAGATTATCGTCAATATTTAATTCGCAATGCTGATGAAGTAATGCAAGCCAACCTTATTGGCGCATGCGATTCTTGCGGCTTCAATTTAAATTTAATAAGTAATGAAAATAATAACACTACAACATATGGAGGAAATTATCCCAAACCGTTTCTTTTTTCTTCTCCATGGGACAAAAGTCAACCGTTTGGATACGAATCCAGTGATTTAAAGAATTTATATTTATCACGCTATGACCTTCAAAGCCGAATGATGGCGCCGGCTCTTAACCAGGAACAATATTTAACCGGTGGTTATCCTAACCCGAATTCTTAAATAATATTTAATTTAGGTAAATCAAATTATAATTAATGAATAGATTAAATGATAATAAATATGCAAATATGATAAAATAAATAATAATAAATTTTATTATATACAATATATAAATTAAGGTTATTTATAAATTATAAATAATATAAAAATAGAATAAGAATTAATGTCGACTTATACCAATAGTATTCTTTTTTATGTTGCAATTTTTTTCATCGCATTCATGTGCATGCAATATAAAAAATCTTCACGAAATGGAGAGATTTTAGATGAAAATGATTTAATTCGAAAGTATCTATTGAACGACGAGCATTACGATACGATTTTTAACAAGAAAAATGCGAAACCGATTCTCTGGATTCATATCGAGTATGATGTAAACTCACGATGCTGGTTGAATTACGGTTCGAGAAACACGAGCGATCTAAATCGGCCCTATTTGTATTTGACAATTCGAAGCATTATACAAAAATGCAGCGATTCATTTCACATATGTATCCTTGACGATGCATCTTTTAATAAATTAATGCCTGGATGGATGCTAAAGGCGCAAAATTTACCATCACCCCTTCGTCCGCATTTGAGAGAGCTTGCATTTGCAAAATTAATGGAAATGTACGGCGGCATGCGCATTCCTCCATCATTTATTTGTTTTCGAGATTTGATTACCGTTTACAATAACGCATTAACTCCCGCGACTGCTTTTGTGGGCGAAATGTTGGCAACAACATCTGTTTCTGCCGTTGCAGAATTTTTTCCGAGCACTGAATTTATGGGCTGCAAACGAAACAGTCCCGTAATTCAAAAATACGTATCGTACTTGGAAGTGTTGATTTCGAAAGATTATACCAATGAAATGGATTTCTTGGGAGAGTGCGGGAGGTGGTGTTATTCTGAAATTCTCAATGGAAATATGAGCGCAATTACTTCCACCATGTTTGGTATTAAAACTGCTTCTTGTGGAAACGCGATTTTAATCGATGACTTGATTGGCGATCAAGATGTTGATGTGGATAAAAATGCTCTCGGATTGTACATTCCTGAACGCGAGTTATTAAGGCGAACGGCGTTTGGATGGTTTGTTCGCATGTCACCAGAACAAGTTTTAGAATCCAATACCCTGATTGGAAAATATTTACTTTATTCAAATTCATCGTGATAAATAATAATATTTTATTTAAAAAATTATAAATATATTTAGGGATTCTATAAATATATTTAGGGATTCTATAAATATATTAGGGATTCTATAAATATATTAGGGATTCTATAAATATATTTATTTATAATTTTTTAAATATAAATTTTTATTTCTACTAATAGTATATAATAAATAATAAATAGTAAAGCAATATATAATAAATAATGGCAATGAATGCAAGAGAAATAGTAGATGTTTTGACTGACGGTGGAGCACAATTTGAGTTTCAGCGATTAGCGAGAGACCTTGCGGCAACATTTGCTACTGAACCGGCAATGGCGCGAGCAATTGTAAATAGTGCTGCTAGAAATGTAGTAGGTGCTGTAGATGGAGGCGTACCATGTGGAACCCCCGTAGTTATGGATGGCCAACCTCGGGATGTTCGATCAGGATTTTGTTTTCCAGATGAAGCTAATAGGTGTAATGGTAGTATTTTAGCAAACCCTGCTGACCCGAAACAAGAAATAAGTTTAAAAGATTATTATAGAAAGGATTCAGCGTTTATTAATTTTGAAGATACAAGTTATCGAGTTTTAGCTGATTTGGTTGATCCTAATAATCTCGCATTTATGATTCAACCGGATGATTTGATGAATCCTGATAAAAATGTCTTTAATTATCGTAATTTTTTCTTACTCGACCCATCAGATGACTACATAAGAAGAAATTATTTTGAAACTCATTTTCAAAACAATACAGGAGTAAGGTTGCGTTATGCCGTGGGGAATTGTTATCCTCGAATTGCACCAAATTTAGATTCGACAGTGGGTACATCTCCACATGAACTCGCAGAAATTATGGAAGCAAGAAAGACAATAGGATGGAAAAATCGAAATGCTAACTGGATGATTTGTCCGGAAATTTTTACTTATAGAATGCTTCCATTAAAACCTGGTTTTAAATCGTGTTATGAATATAACAAAGGACCGATCAGAAAAGAAAAATTATCAGAATGTAGTGGTTTTAAAAATAAAAGTCAACCGCCAAACATGCCCGATGATGTGTATTTATATACATTTGTTGATCCTAATGGAGATTATGTAACGCGAAATACACCAATAGATAAAAAGGTCAGAACCAAAAATACTTTTTCCCAGTCCGACGTTCCTTATGAGGATGATTTTTTTATATTTCCCGCCGAATTTAAAGATACAATTGTTGGTGCAAGATTTCCTGATGGAATATTGCTATTTAGTTATGATGGAATGGTTACACCAATACCTCCTTTTGGAACTGCAATAAGAAGAACTAGATTAAATAATACTGCAACAAATCGTGTTGGATATCCAGATGGCGAAGTGCATGAGGTTATGCATCAAGCTGTACGCGATATTTTAGCCAGTGTAAGGAATGGGGGGGCGAATGAAGTCGCTTTAAATGCGAAAGTTCTAACAGTTGGGGGGAGGGATTTCCAACTTGATGTTAATGCTCCTCGAGTTTCAAATTTTAGAAATTTCATTTTAGGAGCAATGGCGTATATGGAAATGATGATAATAATGCGTGCTAATGTAGAATCGGTAGGTGGTCGAAATCGCATTACCCGCAATCGTCGTCGTCGTCACAATAAAAGCGTCAAACGAAATAAAACAAGGTCGAAATCTAAAGGGAGGTCAAAAGCCATGTCCATGTTGAAAACTGCGAAAAAGGGGTTTCATGAGGGTAAAAATTATGAAGCCGTAGGAAGAGCGGCTGGATTATCTCCCTCTGCATTTGGAGGAACACCAAAAGCAGCAGCACCTATACCTTCCTTCACTTCTTCTGTTGGAGGAGATCCCTCCAAATTAGTAGTAAGAGGAGCTGGAGGAGCTTCATACAAAAGTAGTGTGGTTGGAGGAACTGTACCAGCAGCAATACCGGTTGGAGGAGCAAGACCGGTTGGAGGAACACCACCACAATTAGAACCTAATCCATATACTAATCCAAATTTTAATGGTTAATTAATATTTAAAATATTTAATATTTAAATATTAAGTGTAAGCAACACTCTTATAATTGAATTAATTAATTCTGTTGGATTGAATATCAGAAGATACAATATAAATTGAGTTTTCGGTGAGAATAATATACTCGGACTCAATCTTAAAAATTTTTCCAATTGGACTTGTATACTCGTCCTCGCTTTTAACCAACAATTTTTCTCCATTTTCTTTTACACCAATAATGACCTTCTTTTCAATTGACTGTGCCCAATAGTCAAGCATGATTGGCCTATCTTCAACAATTGCCAATTTAGAGACATGTTGCATGCACGTATTTGAAGGCAAACGAAAACTACCGGTTCCAGAAACAGTGTTGCTGCTGTTGCTGCTGTTGCTGCTGTTACTGCCGTTGTTGTTATCTGAAGAATTGGGTTTCCCAGAAATTTGACTCATTTTATTACTCTATACTATTATATATTAATAACATTAATATATTCTTTAAATACTTAAATCCACAAAATATAAAAATTATTATTTAATATTTAGTAATAATTTATAATTAATGAATGTAATAAATGAATAATTCATGAATAAATGAATTATTATATCATGGTATTATATAATTAATAAAAATAATATAATATGGCACGCAATACTCCCCGAAGTCAAAATGGTAGATCAGCAATTGCTCGAAAAGCAATATTTAGCGCCACTGGGAAAACCGATGGCATGTATACAAACACAGATAATGGAGGCGGTATGAGAAAGGGTGGCGCGCAACCGTCTGCCACCGGATTTATGATTCCATTTGGTCGTCGACATATGATTGCAGTTCCAGCATTAAATGCAAATTATTTGTTCAATTGGACGCCATTCATTAACGCAGGCAGACGTGCATATGGAACAAATCTTGGATAAAGTGGAACCAATGCATAATAAATATTTATGAAAAAATAATAGAGAGATTTTTTTCATAAATAGTAGTAAAAAATAAAAAATTTAAAATGCTTCTTATCAAGGTTGATTTTAGAGAGAAGGAATTGATTGAATTATTACAAATAAAAATGATGAATTGTACAAATAATACAAATAATATAAAGCTAAAAATCGATAATTTGAAAATAGGTGACATTGCATTTTTTAATATCGATAAAAATTACAACGAAATTGGAGATGAATTGTTACTGATTGAACGAAAGAGCTTGGCTGATTTGGCATCCAGTATAAAAGACGGCAGATATTCTGAACAGTCGTTTCGTCTCGATGGTTATGAAGCCGTTCCAAATCATAATATTATTTATCTAATAGAAGGGGATCTCTCAAAATTCAAAGAAAGTCAATACAATCGGGTAACCAAAAAAACACTTTTATCATCCATGTTTTCAATTCTTTATTATAAGGGATTTTCAGTGGTGAGAACTATGAATGTTTCGGAAACATGTGATTTGATTTCAAGTTGGGCAGATAAACTTGAACGCGAAAAAGAATCCGATACAAAAAAACCACATTATTGTGTTAATGTAAATGATACTGTAAATAATGAAGTCATCAACTCGGATGGACCGCGTGTGGTGCAGCAGCAATCACAACTGATAGTAGAAGAGTCATCATCACCTTCGTTGCAACAGTCGCAACAGTCGCAACAATTTGATTATTGCAAGGCGCTAAAGGTAAAAAAAGAAAAGAATGGCAACGTGACTCCAGATAATATTGGAGTCATTATGCTGTGCACGATACCGGGTATAAGTTCAAAGACCGCGATTGCGATTATGAACGAGTTCAAGACAATTGGACAGCTAATAAAATCATTCGATTTAAATCCTCATTGTTTAAATCATGTATGTATTGAAACAAACGGCGGCAAACAGCGTAAAATAACATCGACTTGTATTGAAAATATTAGAACATATTTAATGTCTTCAGCATCAACTTCATGTTAAGGAATGTATAAACTGACTTGGTCGTCCTCATAATATCCTGCATCAATTAAATGTTGCGTAAATTTTGGACCCCCCCAATTCGGATCCATTGGATTTGGACTCATTCCAGAATCTTGTTGAATGAAATTAAGAGTATCCAGGGGCGTAACATCGCCCATATTGAAACCGGATGCGTCGAATCCGGGGTAAGTGTTTGTATTATACGGTGGGTCATTGCGATTTGAATCCATGAGTTTGGTAACAGGAGGCATATTACCTTTTGCAGCGTCAGAGGTTGTATCTATCATTGGGGGCAAACCGCCTTGCAAATCAACGGGCGATGGTCTTATTTTGTATACATTTTTCCCCTGGGCATCATTCATATGTTGTAAGTATAAAATCGGGCAAACAATTCCTTGACTTCGTTGCCAATCCGCGAATTCAACATAATCTTCTAAATTATTAAATTTTATAGGATTTACTCCTGGAACTTTAGCAACTCGTGAATTATACAAGTAAATATCAGTTCCTTTTTGAATTAAAATATTTGGACAACGATGCTGTTCCGTTCCGACAAATCCTTCTTCTGTATTTGAAGCTGAATAATTAACAACAAAGTAAAGCCCTAGAATGAATACAACAATTATAAATAGTAAAGTATTTGAAATTTGATTTGAAATTTGTGGTATTGTAAACATATTATTCATTATATATATATTATTGCTATATTATTTGTTATTGTTATTTGTTACTTACTATTAATACTATAAGTAAAGAATAAAATAAATATGTTTATATATATATAATAAAAATTATTCTATATTTAATTTTTTCTGTATTTTAATTATTTTATTTTTTATTTTTTATTTTTTATTTTTTATTTTTTATTTTTTATTTTTTATTTTAAAAAATGGTTAAACTTGTTTATAAGAAAGACATAATACATCCGAAAGGCCCGTGCGTGGTTGTTATACACGCAAAATGGTGCGGTCATTGCAAAACGCTGATGCCAAAATTTGAAAATGAAATTGTTGAATCTAGCAATTTTAATAAAGAACTTGAAGGATTGCTTACGCTTGGATCCATTGAAGAATCAGAGTACGACGATGTCGCTAAAAAATTGTTTGGCGAAGTTGACGGATATCCCACCGTTCGATACATTCATTTTGATCAAGAGGGTAAACCGACGACATCATTTGATTTGCCGCCAAATATCCCTCGCGAATCAGACGACATTATTGAATGGATAAATGGCGTGGTAAAGAATGACGCGGTAAAGAATGACGCGGTAAAGAATGACGCGGTAAAGAATGACGCGGTAAAGAATGACGCGGTAAAGAATGACGCAGTAAAAGTAAAAAAAACACCTAGAACAAAAAGAATACACACTCGTCACACGGGAGGAAAAAGAAAAAAAGGAAGAGGAAGAGATAAACACATGCGTAAGACAAAGCGTAAAATGCGTAAGACAAAAAATAATAAATAAATAAGTATTTCAATTTACTGAATTGATAAGTTTTTATTATTGTTATTAATTAAAAATTGATAATAAAAACTATATGTTATACATATAATAATACGCCTATACACTCACGTTAATGAAGAATGCAAATATGACGACAGCAACGCCTCCGCATACGCATTCTAATAGAGTTTCACGGCTCATCGGTTTTGCAGCTGACGAAAGTCGACATTCTGTTCAACAATTCAAACATGGAGCTGTTCTGTGCAAGGGTGGGAAAAAAATATGCTGCGGTCACAATATTGATACAAGAACGTCATATCGACAAAATATTTGTTGCAGCATTCACGCCGAAATGGGTGTGGTAACAAAATTTCTAAACAGTTATATAAAAATACATTCACATTACAAAGATCCAGAAAAAATGAAAAGAAAACTGGCAAAGTTTTCAATATGCGTCGTGAGGAGCATCATTTCTGAAAACAATGAAATTTGCTGCGTTAACAGCGTTCCGTGTAGTGACTGCATTCAAAAATTAAAAACAGTCGGATTAAAAAATATAATTTATTCTGACCAAAATGGAAGCATAATTACTGAAAAGCTTTCTTCATTTCATCCAACAAAGCAGTTTATTACCGGTTCAATGAGAAAAGAAGTATTCTCAGAAAATATGCGGGTCAAACCCTTAATACGATTATGATTTATTACAAACATTATTACAAACAGGCAATTTCTTCTTCTCCATACCAAATGTGAGAACCAAATCCAAGCTGGAACCACTGCTTATATTTTTTTCCATCTCGGAAAATGATTCGCTCGTTATTATCATCGTACGGAATTGAAGGTTCTTCTTCACTGATCCGAATTTGGTCTTCAATGTGTTGCTTTTCCGCTTCTGAAAGCTTTCTTTTTTCAGCTTTTTTTTCCATTTCTTCAATTTCCAATTTCGTCATTTCACATTCTTGATACAAGTAGACCTCCTCGCCATTACTATCCAACCCACGATGATGTTTGACCTGTTTTATTTTTTTTCCATCTCGCATAACGATTCGCTCGCCAACATCGTCAAAGGGGGTCGATGATTCTTTTTCTTTTTTCAGTTCGCAAAATGGCGCCAGTCGTACATGCTGCAGCTCTCGCTGTTCAATCTCATACCGAATTCGTTCAACATCATTGATGCTCACAAGCGCCGTCGCCAGATTTTCTTTATACCATTGTATTTTGCCTTTTTTTCTTTCCAACTTCTCTTTCAACTCTCTATTTTCCACCAATAATCTTGAGTTCTCTTGATTCAAACGGTCAATTTCTTTTATATCTTCAAGCCGTCTGTGTCTGTACATTGTGTTTCCTCGTCGTCGTTGTCTCTTTGATAAACCCTGTCAACCACTAAATATACAAATAAAAAATTCAATTTGTATATTTATTTTTTATTTTTCTATTTTATTTTTCTATTTTAAAAAACTTAATTTAGATCCAATTCTTCCAAAATATCCATATTTTTAAAAATAAGTTTATTGTTTACACTTGGATACTCCTTCATCTTCACTTTAAGAATCGATAAAAATTTAATTTTTGAAATAATGTTCTCCCATTTTTCATGTTTTGATAATATCTCTTTGCCGTTGGTCACGAGAATAAAAATATTCTCATTCAGTTCTTCAAGCTCGTTTGTCTTATTTGAAAGTTTAATATAAGAATTCACCATTTCTTGCAGCTCCGTAACAATATCGACCACGCTGTCCGAATCCAACATTGATTCCTTCATTAAATTAATAATAAACATGCTCATTGCTTTTCGCTTATCGTTTAGTTTGGTGTTTTCGCAAAATTTATTATAGTCCACACTCGGATCAATGTATTCAACCTTTTTAAATAATCCCACAAATTCTGAATAACTTTTTTCGAATATTTTTGTAAATATTTCATGACAATTTACGAGTTGTTTAAACAGTTTTGAATAGAGTGCAGAATAAAACATATTTGAACTTGCTGTGGTAAAAATGGAATGTGCAATTTTGGTAATATCTTCTTCATCAATGTTATTGCCGCTGTTTCCTTCTACTATATCATCGTCATTACCACCATCTCCATGAATAATATCTTTCACTTCAGACAATATTTCTAGTTCAATTGAGCTATATGTTGTATCCGTCAATTTATTAAGCAATGAGCGAATTGTATCAATTCGTTTTTCAATTCCTTCTGCCTTTTTCATTTCTGTTTTTTGAAACGTTCGAATCATATTCCAGTCATTATCGTTTATTTGCGATGGCTTATTTCTTGGACGACGAGTTTCTTGCGATGAACCCGATGGTGTTGTTGTTGTTCCTCCTTCAAGTTTTTCTCGTTTGGGGAAAACAGGAGTTTTTATATATGTTGGGGCCCCAACTTTATTTGCAAGCGACGATATCAATTCAATTACATTACTGTCTCTTAAATCGTACGAAAATCCGCCCGATATAATATCATTAAAATCTTGAAGCGTATATTGTTTATTTATTTTTGTCATCTGGGGTTATAATAAATATACTAAAAAATACAAAACGTACTTTAGCTCTTTTTATTGCTATTTATTTATATTGAGAGTTGTTTATATCAGTTTATGAATATAAATTAATAATTATTAATAAATAATTTTATTAATAATTTTATTAATAAATAATTAAATTTAAACAATTATAAATATAGTATATAAATTGCATTACGCTTCTATTGTAAAATAGAATGAACATAATTAACAGATTGCCAGATGACATTGTTATACATATTTATACCAAATGTCTAAAAAGATATCGAATGCACAAGGGGGTATTTATAAAATTGATAGATTTTGATAAATATAAATTTTTGGAAAAATATACTTGTCGAAAAATAAAGGTAGTAAACCACTTTCATTATAGTAACAATCACGCCGACAATAATAATCAAATGAAATATAGTATTCAATGTCAATTACCCAATTTGATTGATATAAATAGAAAAGATTCATGGATTTACGATGATATGTTTTGTATCACATTTACTATAAAAGATGATTCATTAAAATATGATGTGGATAGATTCCGATTAAAAAAAAAAGAGGATATAATTATAAAATCGCCTTTGAATGTGTATCACAAGGGCGACTTTAAGGATTATGATTGGGAAGTTTTAAGTTATACGTATGAAATTTAATTTAAAAAAATATTTTTATATTATATCAATTATATCATTTACTTACATCAATCTGTGCAAACTTCTTGCAATGAATCCCATCGGGTTATAACTGTAAACGCTCTCGAGGCCAATATGAGACAGTCCATGCACGCCTGCCGCAATTGAAAATAAAAGCACGAGATAAATTTTCTTTTCAGGAGTCATTTTTTCAAGATAGGAATAATTGGAAATAACAAAAAATAATGCTAAAACAACAAACATTATATTTGCAAGGTGCGCATAAAAAGACAAACTCAAAAAAACTTCCGGATTCATGATAATATTATTATATTATATATTATATTATTATATATAATATAATAATATTATTTTTATTTTTATTGGATTTAAATAACTTAATTTTATTATTGCTGCCCATTATTTCCATAATTGCAAGCTGCATATGCTTTTTCGCGCGACATTTCGCGAGATGGAATTCCTCCGCGAACCCAACCGTCTGCTGCCACACCTTCAATCAAATTTGACGGATTTGATACTGTAGAAGCAATGGACGGAATGAGCGGATAATTTAAATAGTTGGCATAACACTGTTCTGATAATAGATTGACACTTCGTTTATTTATTACGACGTCACCCTGAATAAGTTTCGATTCAAGCAACGGGTTGCATTCGCCGCGTCCAAGGTATGGAACCGTTATAAATGGCCGTTCATTCAAAGTAATTTTACATTTCGGGTGTGTCATGACGCTTCCATTCAACAGTTGAGAATTTACATCAATGTTGCACCCGCCTGCACCAACTTGGTGTCCACCCTCATAAAATATTCCCGGCTGACTGGTTGCGAATTCGATGGGTCTAGACATTGTGCAGTCCGATGCAAAAAAATTCTCCAACATGTAATTTCCAGAATTAAGATTTTGGACATTTCTCTGACTCAGACCACATGTATCATTTCCAATACGAGCCATTTTATCAAATACATAATCTTTGACAGTTGCCATTTATAATTTTATATATTATATAGTAACAGTAATATTATTTTATATATACATAATAATATAAAATAATAATTATAAACCTAAATAATTAAATACTTAAATTAATTCAATAAATAAATAAAAATTAAATGTTTAATAATAAATAAAAACATATTAATTTAAAACGCTTCCTAAAACGGGATTAAATCTTTGGCAAGCAAATTCATTACCCTCTTTACAGGAAATCATGCCACCATAACAAAATTCTGCAAAACCCTTTTGGTCATTTGGAATGGTTGTGTTTGGATTCGTATAAAAACTTCTCATAGAATCGTCAAATTCGTATTTATCTCCTAAATCTGCAAATAATTTTTTTCGTAATTTTTCAGCTTCAGATAAGGTTTTTGGTTCAAAATCTAATACGGCGGCGACTTCAGTACTATGATTAATTTCCTTTTCAACTTTCGGATTGTATGATGGCGCGGCTTGACTGCGCATTGGATCATATGCTATTTCTGGAAGCAAAACATTCATCATTGGATTTGTCACCGTCGGCGTCGTTAACTTTGGCTTCAGTGTATTATACATTTTTGTATTTACAAACCCTTCTTTTTTATTATTATTATCATTATTATTATTATTATTATCATTATTATTATTATTATTATTATTTTTTTTATTTGTATTATTTTT